AGTGCGCAGATAGGCCAGAAATCAGCCTGTAACCGTCACCACGGCATTAAACGGTCATCGCTGATACGTTCTTTCGTCTTCGACCGTCAGCCTCCTGGATCGCTTCTGAGAACGCCGGAATGAAAAACAGGCTTTGCAGTGACGGGTATATTATGGCTGACGCCATAACGCTTTCTATGTCCTCGCTTCGCTGCGGGGCTTCCGGCGCAAAGCGCCTCCCATGCCTGACGGCATAAAAACCGGATATGCCGCCACGTCACCGCCTGTGCGCGTCCGTCGCCACCATCACCACGCGCGCTCCTCGTGGGAACTCGGTGCGTGCGTGGCGCTGGCGCGCCTGACCTTTTTCGCCTGTAACACGACGAGAATATCCGTTTTATTCTTCTCGTCGGACGAACTGGAGAGCCAGCCTTTTGGCAGGAAACTGAATCCGGTATCGGCGTTCGTCACCTTCGATTCGGCCAGACCGCCCAGCAGAATGATATCCCCGTCAGCCGCTGAGACCTCCGTATTCACTTCGCGCTTAATCAGCGTCGGGCTGTTATTCACGCCCGTATCCGTCTTCGCAAAGCTGGAAAGCTGCTGCTTAATCACCAGGTCAATGTTGTCAGTACGGATTTGCGGCTTCACGTCCAGAATAACGCCACTTGAGCGGTATTCAATCGACTGAATCGGCCTGTTATCGGCGTAGCTCACCTGACCCAGCACCGGAACTTCATTACCCACTGAAAACGTGGCTGACGCGCCATCCTTCACCCTGAGCCGCGGAGAACTGACCACATGAAAACGGCTGTCCGTCCTGAACAGCTCATACAGCGCATCGAGAGAGCCGGTATTCACCCGAATAAAGTTATCAAAGCCGCCTGATGTACCAATCTGAATATTCAGCTTGCCGGAAAGCAGCTTCGCCGCCAGTGCCAGCCCTGAGCCGTTACGTTCACTGGTCTGAACCTCAAAAACATAAGCCGCAACAATCACTTCCTCAGAGGCGGTATCAATCAACGGTAGAAGCGTCTGTAACCGCTTAATTTCTGATTTCCGGCCATAATAAACCAGCACATCCCCAGTACGGTTCATAAAATCCGATGCCGTACCCGCTACGGCCGCTTCCGGCGAAATCTGCCCGGACGGCAACGAATTACGCTGGCTGTTAAACTGCCCGGTAAACTGTCCGGCCAGAATATCAGAAAGGTACGCCACGGAACGGAACCGGGGACGATAAACAAACGTTTCCTGCGGCGGCACGTACGCTTTAGGCGTGAACGGCGCCACGTAATCAATGCCCTGTTTGTTGTAAATGGCAATATTCATATTGCCAAGATAGCGCTTAATAAATGCCCGTTCATCGATATCCGGCGTGATGCGGAACGTCACCACCTTGTCCGATTTGGCAAGCTCCGGGTCAAGCATGAATGGCTTATCAAACACCTGAACGTAAATCATATTCAGCGCCTGCGGAAGCGGCACGGCGTTAAGCTCCAGACTGACGCCCTTTGCCATAGCCAGCCCCGGAATCAGTAAAAAAAGTAAAGCTGTAATCAGTTTCATCGTGTCGCCCCTGAATAAACCGTGACCGTCTCGCCGTCGATTTCACCCGTCATCATCATGCCGTCAAAGCTGAACTGAGAAGCCGGCTCTATACGCAATCTGCCTGACGTATCCGCCACAACCACCCATGCCTGACCATCGCGCTTAAGCCGTCCGGCAAGACGCCATTTGTCCGATACAACGGGCTTAGCTTGCGTGGCAGGAACAGAAGCCGCTGTATTATTTGCTGCGGGTAAATCTTTAGTCTGCTGTTCTGGTTCAGCATTACCGTTTGACGTGAAAAACCAGAACAAATAGAAAATGGCAATCACTGCCAGAATCAGTAACCCGACAGCTTTAAACCACAGCATTTTAGAACTGAAAATATTCTGACGTTTATCTGTGACAAGCTCCCTTCCCTGCCCGTTCTCATGGGATTTATATAAAGGGAATATCGCCTTGTCATATTTATTCTGATAACTGTTCGTCAGATTAGACTTAAACAGTTTGATGCCCGTAAATACATCTACCCGGTAGCGGTTATGCAGCCCAAGCGCCACATGCTTACTCATGCGATACGTAGTTTCCACCCTGTCCTTGATGAATCGCGGGAGGTTAGCAACGGACTGATTCATAACCACTAAATCACAGGTTACGCCCGTTTTTTCATCGGCAAAATGACGGTGTTCAGCAATGAAAGAGCGATGATTTGCAGGTATCCCTTTATCGTTCTCCCATATGCGCCATGCTTCATCAATACAGATTAAATCCCCCGGACGGCAGAACGTATCATCCGCAATGCCGGAATCCGTTTTATACGGGAAAAAGTTTTCATTCTGCACATCTTCATTCTGAACAAGCAGAATTTCACCGAGTGACTCCCTGTCAGCTTTTTTAATATCAACGCAGTAATCATAAATACTTTTCGTGGCAAGGCCGTAAATATTACTGACAATGCGACGCCCCGCGATACAGGCAGGGATAATAACGCTTGCCACTACTTCGTAAGATTTACCGCTACCCGGAATACCCACATACGCAGAAATAGCCATAGATTAACCAATCAGAGGAATACGACGAATAATAAAGCGTGTTAACAATGCAGAAAACATCAGTTTAATTCCTTCCGTAACCATAAACAGATTCACGAAATACCATACACTGTCAGGCAGTGAAGAAAATAATCCGGCAATATCAACAGACTTCGGCAACAGTGACGCCAGAACCGGAACGAACGCCTGTACAACAAAGTACAGGCCGAAAAAAAGAATAAACTTAACAACCACCGTTCGCAGCACAAAACCCAGCGCCACGTTAAAAGCAGAAACCAGAATACCAAACATAACGCCTCCCTCACGCTGTCAGAATGATACGCAACGAAATAACGCCCCAGATAAGCAGGAATACCGCTTTCAGTAGTGGCCTGATTTTTTCCAGAAGTTCGCAGTGGGAATCAATGGAATATTTATTGTCCCAGAGTTCGAACGACCATACCGGACACTGAACATCCTTCGATGAAATACTCAGGTTTTTAATGTCCGGCATTAATTCCGTAATTGGCTTGAGAATTTCCTCACCTGTAGGCGGTTTTTCAAGTTCCGGCGCTTTAATGCCGGGGTCTTCGCCTAAATCAACAGAAGTATCGGTATCTGTGCCTGTACCAGGGTGTACACCTGTATCCGTTCCCGCACCGGGTCTGGCATTAACCCACGACTGAGGAACGACAACCGGACTATAAAGCAAGCCCTTATCAAGTTTTACGCCAACAGCATTAGCCGCAGCCGTCAGTTCAGCCGCCGTAAAAGGTTTATCAAGCGGTATCCCCTGATATCCTTCCTGAACAACAGTCTGACCTGCAAGGCCATTAATAAGATTAACCAGCGCAGCCGGGTTTAACTGTTCCTCCGGCTTGAAATCTATATTATCAATAACCTCGCCATTAATTACCTGAGGTAAATTTGATGTATCAAATTCTGTATTAAAAAATATCTGGTATTTAACATCCTGAACATCATTAGTCGTTTTATACACGGCCTTCTCAGGGTGGCAAATACTTTTCCACTGCGTTTTGGGATTATCAGCCGTACTGCCCGGCGCAGGTACTTTCTCGCTTTTACATAAATCCCATGAATTTTCAAGCGTAACCGTTGTTGTCGCAACAGATAAAACAACAGTTACAATAGATGAATATCCACCAAAATAAGGATTCGGCTTTTCATACTGAAAGTCTTTAACGGAAACCGAATAAACCTTAAATTTTTTTGGCATCCTGATATGTAAGTTATTGTCGTCAGAAGCCTCATGATAAGTCACATTGGAATGAGAATAACCATTAATCGACTTATAAAGCGCAATCATTACCGGATTATCACTGACAAGTACAGCATCGCCCTTTGCATCCCTGATATCAGTCGAATAAGGATATTTAGTACCCTCTACTGACACACGATATACATCATTAGGAAATGGCTGGCTTATCGGCGGTGGTGCATCAACATTGTAATAGGTTGGCGCAATCTGAACAGGTTTAACCTGCTGATTATAAGGGTTTATCGAGTCCTGAATATTCTTCGCAGAAAAGCCAGTAGCATCAGAAGGCAAATAAACAGCAACAGGGCTTTTAGGTGAAGGTGCAACAGAAGAAGTAACAGTAGCGCCATTGGACAAATTAAGTAAATAAGTTCCATCATCCTGTTTTATTCCACTTGTAATATATTCAACAGCTTTTGCGCCCTGCTTTAAAGCAAGGTCAGCAACGGAAATAACACCCGCAGCCTGCCCCAGCAATCCCCATGTTGTCTGTCCGGCAGCCATCATATTACTGCCAAAACTTGAAATACCCGTAGATATCGAATCGTCAATTGTATGCTTCGCAAGGCCATAAGCAGCCGCGAAGACTGACGTTCCGGTGCAAAGCTGAGGATTACCCACTTTCTCGCCACACATGCGGATTGAATCAAAAACGTCAGGACGTTCGCGTATAACCTCCGCAGCGACGGCGATACCCGCGCCCATACCAAGAGAACTGGCACCCGTTGCGAATACACGCCCCGCAGATTGAGAAACAACCTGAGCTTCACGGGTTTCAACCATTTGCTGAATTACACGTCCAAATCCGTCTGCTGTTACTGCATCAGCATGTACACCGGATGAAACCAGTAAGGACAATATAGTAATACCTAACCTTCCAGACCCTGAATGACCGCCCAGGCGCATAAAAGCCCCCATAAAAAACACATAAAATCAAAAAGATATTGAGCCATAAATATAAAGGGGCTGTTACGCCCCTTACCTTTATGAATTAAGCGCCACGAACCATACGCAAAATCCAGCGGACACCCGCAGAACCTGCATACAGAACAATAAGAGAACCCGCTACCGCCATAATTCCGGTCAGGACGGAACCGAAATTAACGCTGTTAGTCAGCGGCGTAAGGTCAATACCTTTACCACCAACAACATCACCTTCAGCAGCAAATACAGCAGGTGCAGCAACAGCCAGAGTAAAAGCACCAATACGGGTTAAAGCCTGTTTAGTCTTACCAAACATAAAAACTCCTTTTATGCATTTCTTACGTGTTTAAGAATTTCACCTATTCCCTTTGCAAAGAGCCACAGGAAAAAGGTTGTCGTAAAAGCCAGCCCCCAGAATTGCGCCGCGACTGAATAATCAATATCGGGAACAGGCTTATCCTGAGAAACTACCGAAGACTGTAATTTAACAACTTCTGACTTCGGTAATTTCAAAGTGACTTCATCGCATCCGTCAGGGCTGCCAAAGCTCATATTCGGATTGCAATATTTTGTCTTGATGATTACCTCATCTGACATAAAAGTATCGCCTTAACTCATTCTAATAATTCAAGCAGCATATCAACGTTATACCCTTTAGACTGCTCACCTGTCTGCTTATCAGTGTATGGGAAACTCCGTTCATAACCAGTAATACGGCAATGTACGTCTGTAATTTCATCACCAATACGGCCTAATGATTTCTTTGATTTAATACGAATGACAGGCGGGAAGCTATAAGCATCAGCCGCAGGAGAAACAATGGTTGTATAATAAAAACCGCCACTATTATTAAAGCGTTTAATCTTTCCGGTAACTGTAGTTTCTAAATTAAGTAAATTACTCATAATAACACCTTATATTCTATGCAACTCGTAAATGAGACGGTTTTACATACCATGATGGAATAACACAATCAGAGACTTTAATTTCTCGCGTTTGCTTGACCACAACAGGAGAGAATTTCGAAACATTGCATTTTTGAGCAATATCAATACCAATCTTACGGAGCCTTGCTCGGTGTGTTTGCACTTGTTTTTTGTTTAAATCAAAGATATGCCCATGAAACCATTGGATCGCATACATAGCTGTAGTATTAGCTGAGCGAGTCGTATCAACCACCCCACGGCTAATAAGATGTTCACTAATAGTTTCAAAATCCATAGCATTCACCGATAACTTTTTATCAAGGTCAAGAAATTCAGTATGTAACTTATTTAACAAAGTGTAATCAGACAAGCCCCAATAGCATAAAGATTGTTTTTGAAGGAAACGTGACTTTAATTTCTGCTCAAATCTGACAATGCCATTGTCTTTGCAATAATTAACAACATCACTAATATAATTAAACTCTTTTGAATTTTCAGAAAACTTATTTTTTATTTTCGACAAGCTATGTAACTCAATCTCATGTGACTTATTATATACAGTCGGATAAATAAGGTTTACATTTCCCTTTTTGGACAACCAGTCAACAGATTTACCGTTTGAATGCAACCGTGGGACACTATTCCTATAGGGTTGAGTAGAAAGCCCTGAAATATAATCATCTTCATTTCCTTTACCAACAGATTTATTAGATGTTATATGAAGCTCTTTAATTAATGCCCCGTCAGCAACCATATGAGCTTTTTCAGTCTCTTTAGATTGACCGGGCATTAAACGAGTGCATTTTGTAAAAGCAGGAAGTTTAAGATCAAGGAGGATCTTATTGAAAACCATAACGCACGCATCAACAGTTGGTAAACCAAACAAATTGTCAAGTCGCCCCCACCGCGAAGGGTTGCCCGTCATTTTTAGAACAGATCCACGGATAGAGATAGAAACGACATCACAGAAAGATCCCCGGTGCTGGAAGGTTGGTTGAGACAAAGCACTAGCTTCCCCGCTTTCAAGATGAATGCGCTGATAAGCCACGTCAGAGATTATGGGCAACTGATAGCCAAAATCCTGCTCAATACTCAACCAATCAAAAAACATAGCATCCATGTATGCAAGAATATTTGGATACCTTATACAACAAAAGAGAACATGCATACAAGAGTGCATCGCCATTTTTATGCAATGTAACTAACATGCATGAACCCAAAGCAAACAAAGACTCGATTTATGGCTGAAAAAAAATACACGTCCCTACGAGTGCCGGAGGAACGTAAAATGGAACTGGAGAAAGCTGCTATTGAAGTTAGCTATGCCACCGGGCGCATGGTGAAGTGGACTGACATGGCATTCTATCTAATGGATGAATACCTGAAAGAAGCAGTCAGGGACTTGAAATCGTCTACAAAAACGTCTCCCGGCGCGGGAAAAAAATGAGACGCTAAGCTATACCGGAACCGTGGGAAACAACGGTAAAGTTCGGGTGTCACAGAACCCCGAACCGCTTCGCGGCGAAAAAACGAACAACAGCAGAGCTTGCGAAATCGGAATTAAGATAAGCTGGACGTCAAACGATTAAACAAAAATACGCCATTATGCAAAGATAAAATGACACACTCTAAAAGGTATAGGTAATGAATAAAGACCAGATAATACAGGTACTTAATGAAACAGAGAATGACAGCCCCGTAGCAAGAGCAGAATTAGCAAGATTCATCGTAAAAACAATCTACAATTTTGTAAAAATGGAGAGGCCAGAAGGTGAAGGTCTGGACGGACGTGATGGCCCAGAAAGGCGCAGCATGGGAAAAATTGTAGATGCGGCAGAAAACCACTACTTTAACATGATAAAAGAAAGCCATGAAAAACAGGGAATTGGAAGAAGAAACCCTGAGGAATGACGCCCTAATGCGCATAATGACGTTATGCTAAAGAGGCCGCTGCGGGATTCGATTTTCGCAGCGGCCTTTTCAACATAACGAGTCACACATTATGCGCACC